CTATCAGCTTCTCATTGTAAGACGGATTTAAATCGTTTTTTACTGTACGTTCACTTTTTCCATCTTGTTCTAATTTGTTACGTAGTGCGGACTTTGATAGATATGGGCGATTGTCTCTTACTTCGCACCCGCTGGCAAACCAAGCGTTGCTGAACGTTTTCATATGTTGGGCGTTGTCCTGTTTTTTCTTTTCGGGAGCTTCAGCGTGGACAATGACAGCGCTAGATACAGGCCCGCCCTCGTCGTCTACCCAGCCGGGAATCAGAACGCTTTCAAGCCTCACGTAAACATCTTTGGCTTGCTCTGAATCCTTGCTTTTGTGCTGTGATATTTTGATTGGACCACCATTCTCGCCAGGTGTGATCCCTATTTCAATATCCAACCCACCACGCCACGCTGTAGAGCCCCTCGCCCTGTCTGTCCCACCCGTGCCGGTGTGGTGTACTAGTATTACTGAACACCGAAACTCATTCATTAGACCCGCGCAGGCGTCCAGCATTGTTTTGGCGTCTTGTGCGCTATTTTCGTCGCCGTTTAAAAACCTGTGCAGTGTGTCAACTATTATTATCTTTGGGGAATCTTTCAACTCTTTCACTTCGGACACTACGCGGGTATAACCCTCTGGCGTGTTTAAATCACACCCGCCGCTAGATAGCCAAAGATTTTTTGGTTCTACGTCATTCTTTTCTCTCCAAGCGCATATCCTTCCCTTGAGGCCGTGGTGTCCTTCTCCCGCTAGATAAACAACTGGGCCGTGATTCACACGCACGCCGCCCCATTCGGGAACGCCAGAGGCCACACGTAGCGCCCAATCTAGAACAACAAATGTTTTTCCGCCACCGCTGGGGCCGTGAATCATAATAAGTGCATCACTTTGAATCCAACTTTTGACTAGCCACCCGATTGGGGCGGGTTGTTTGCAAAATTCGGAAACCGGAATCAACCATGATGTTTTTGGGGGCGCTAATAGTTCCAGCAGGTTTCCGCCGTTGTTGTGATAATCGTTGGCGTCTCCCAATTTTGGCGGCGTAATTACGCGGCAACCTGAGGCCTCACCGGCTGCGATTGCGTAACGTTGGCCATGGCCGCCGTTGTCGTTGTCTGCAACTATTACAATGTCGCGTGTCGCGCCCAGGTTGTCCGTGATTGCCTTGGCAACACTCGCCATGTTGTGACCGCTGAACGCAACGACACACGCAGCGCCTGTCACTTCGTGCACCGTTGCAGCGGTGGCGAACCCTTCTGCGATATAAACAGTCCCAGACTTTGGGTCTCCCAAAATATAATGCCCGCCAGTTGTTTTTCCATTTTTCAAAAACATTTTTCCGCCGTTTTTGTCGATATATTGGAGTGACTGGGTTGTGCTATCTGCGCCCAAAACGGGGACAACTAACCGCCCGTCCGGCGCTAACCGTGCGCCGTTTGCTTTTATCTGTTTTTTTTCTAAATAAGCGTGGGCGGCAACCTCTGGGCAACTTTCCCAGATTGATTGTGCGCATTCTGAGGCGTCCGCTTGTCGCGCCTCGCGTTCAATGTCCCGCTGCCGTTTGGCCTCGGCCATTCGTTTTGAGTTGATCATGTTTTCTATCGTTGTTAGTGGCCGGCCTATATCTGCCCTCCATGATTGCTCCACCCCTGAGCGCCAACACCCAAACCTGCCAGCCGGCACGCCGTCGCTAAAAAATACATACCACCCACTTTTGCCGCGTTTTTCGTCTGTATCAAACCGGTGTAGCTGGCCGTCCAAATCTATCGAAACCGGCGGCATTATTCCAGCCGCGGCCATAGCGTCTTTTATCTGTTTTTCAATCATTTTTGTTCGCTCCTAAATCTTGGGGGCCAAATATAACACTTGACATTGTAAACAGTCCAGGGGTATAATTTTGGCATATATTTCTAGGAGGTAAAAAAAATGTTACAAATTAAAAACACGGGGGACATTGACGCTTTACATGTCAACATACTCGTTTACGGGGCGGCGGGGGTTGGTAAAACGAGGTTGATATCAACACTAGATAGCCCCCTCATTATTAGTGCGGAAGCCGGTTTGTTGTCACTAGCGGATGAATCAATCGATTATGTGACGGTGGCAACAATGCAGGATCTTTGGGAGGCGTACGAATTGGCTGCGTCTGGGAACTATAAATCGGTGGCACTAGATAGTCTTTCAGAAATTGCGGAAATTGTTTTGCAAAACGAGAAAAAAATATCTAAACATGGACAATCTGCCTATCTTTATTTAAATGAAAGATTTTTGGAAATCGTTCGAGGTTTTAGAGATCTACCAATGGACGTTTTCATGATTGCGAAGATGGCACGAGACAGAGACGAATTTGGGCAAACAATTTATGGGCCGGCAATGCCAGGGCAAAAACTCGCGCCCGATGTCGTTTATCAATTCGATGAGGTGTTTTGTCTACGCAAAGAAACATCCCCGGACGGTAAATCTGAATCTATGCTCATGTGTCACACTGACGGGGTCTATCAGGCCAAGGACAGAAGCGGCGCGCTTGAAACGTGGGAGGAACCAGACCTTGGGGCCATTATAGAAAAAATTAAGAAAAGAGCAAAAAAATGACACAAGAAGAAATCGAAACACTTGGCCGGCAATGGCGGCGGGCTAAAAAAATGGAACAAACCGCAAACAAAATGCGGCGGGCAATTGAAGACACGCTCGCCGCTAACTTCCAAATAAACGAAAAAGAAAAACGGGTCGCTATTGAATCAGGCCAATACTTTTTCGACGTCACAATAGATGAGACAATCACAATCGATGCCGACATTTTGCAAGATGCGGCAAATGTTGCCGGAATAGATGATTGCCTTTCAATGTTTTTTCGCTGGAAACCTGAGCTCAAAAAGTCGGAATGGAAAACGGCTAGCGCTGAGGTGAAAGCCGCGCTAGCTTGTGCGATGACAACCAAACGGGCCCGACCTACCTTTAAAATAGAAAAGAAATAGTCTTTACAAAATAAAACATATATAGTAAAATTAGTTTAGTAATAATTCAGGAGGAAAACAAAATGGCAAAATTAGATGCAGCGATATTTTTAGCACAATTACCGGAGGCAAAAGCGGCGTTTGAGGTTATCCCAGAGGGTTGGTATCAAGCTTTTGTAAGTGGCGCAGAATTGCGGCCAACAAAAGACGGCGCCGGGAAGTATATTTTTTTCACATTCAAAATTGCAGGCCCAACACACGCTGGGCGTTTGATAATCTCAATTGTGAACATTGAAAATAAAAGTGTAGCGGCTGAGGAAATAGGACGCGCAACACTTGGGAAAATCATGAGGGTGTGTGGCCTTGAGTCAATAACAGACACGGATGAGCTAATCGGTGCGCCGGTAAGTATCAAACTCAAAATTAAACTAGATGCCCAGTATGGGGATAGGAATGAGGTTTCAGATTTTAAACAAATTGAATCTGCGGCCCCTGTTTTTATGCCGCCACGTCAACAGACGCCAAACCCGTACCAGAATGCACAGCCTGAGGCTGAGAAAAAAGCGCCCTGGGCAAAAAGGTAAAATTTAAAACCCGGGGGGATATCTCCCGGGTCTTCTAGGATGTTTTATGCAAAGAAAAGAAATGCTCAGAGAATATCAACGCCGTGCGATAGATCAGCTTTACGCCTGGATGCAAGCTAATGACGGAAACCCTTGTTTAGTACTCCCAACGGGGGCGGGTAAAAGTCACATAGTTGCGGCACTTTGCAAAGAGATTTTGCAAGAGTGGCCAGAAACAAGGCTTTTAATGTTGACGCACGTCAAAGAATTGATTGAACAAAACGCGGAAAAGATGCGCCAACATTGGCCAGGTGCGCCCATGGGTATATATTCGTCCAGCTTGAAAAAAAAAGACCTCACGGAGCCTATAACTTTTGCGGGTATCCAGTCAATTGCTAAAAAAGTGGATGATGTTGGGTATGTGGATATCGTCATCATAGATGAATGCCACCTTGTCAATCACAAAGAAAATGGAAACTATCGTCAATTTTTGGCGGCATTAAAAAACATTAACCCGCACATTAGGGTTATAGGTTTGACGGCAACCCCGTACAGATTGGGGCACGGGTATATCACAGACGCCCCGGCGATATTCGATGCATTGATTGAACCCATCGGCATCGAGGAACTTGTTTTTAAAGGTTTTCTGTCTACGTTAAAAAGCAAAATTACAAAAGAAAAGCTGATTGTAGATGGGGTGCACAAGCGCGGCGGTGAATTTATTGAGAAAGAATTGCAGGCGGCAGTTAACGTAGACAAAAAGAATTGCGCCGTCATTGATGAAGTTTTAGCCGTTTGTGGGGATAGAAAAGCGTGGCTCTTTTTTTGCGCCGGTGTTTCTCACGCTCAAAACATTGCGGAAATATTAAACATGAAAGGGGTTTCGTGTGTCTGTATTACGGGGGACATGCCACGGGCTGAACGTGAAAAAGCCTTGGCAGATTTTAAAAGTGGACGCATTAAAGCCGTCACGAATGCCAATGTTTTAACCACCGGCTTTGATCATCCCGATATCGACATGGTTGTGATGTTGCGCCCAACAATGTCGCCGGGTCTTTATGTGCAAATGGCTGGCCGTGGGTTGCGTGTTAAACCCCATACGGACCACTGCCTAGTTTTGGATTTTGCCGGGGTGGTTCAAATGCATGGGCCTATCACCGCAGTGGCCCCGCCAGACAAGAACGCAAGAGAAGGCGCAGGGGATGCCCCCGTGAAAATATGCGACGAATGCGGGGAAATCTGCGCAATATCAGCGCGGGATTGTGTTAATTGTGGCGCTCAATTTCCGGCGCCACCAGAAAAAATATTGACTTTGCGCGGGGACGATATAATGGGGATTGATTTATCCGAGATGGAAATCAAGTCGTGGCAATGGCTCCCACACACCGCAAGAGCAAGCGGGAAAGAAATGATCATTGTAAGATATAAAGGCCAGGGACTAATAGATTACGTCACAGAGCCTATAGCTATGAATCACGAAGGGATTGCTGGCAGAATCGCATTGAAAACACTTGGGCGCATTGTGACAGATTCAGGCGTGGATACTGACCCTATTGAGTTCGATATTACGTCAATATGTGAACATATGAACAAAGCAACGCCGCCCAAAATGATTAAATACCGTAGATCTGGAAAATATTTCAACGTTAAAGAAAGGATTTTTTAAAATGGAATTGATAGAGATGGGAAAAGAATATACGCAAGGTCAAGATGTTTACGTTATGTGTGATAGCAGAATGGTGCCGGCTGAATATATCCGACGCCGTGGCCGTTTTCACGAAGTTTTTGTAAAATCCCGTTATTTTATCGAAGATGAAAATGTACATTTTGAAAGAGAGTTCGAATGTGAATGATATCAAGAAACGCAGCGAACATGTAGAACAGCGGGAATTTGTTTCGTGGGTCCGTAAAAACCACCCCAAAATAAAAATCTTTGCAATTCCAAACGGTGGGTTGCGGGGTATAGCTAGCGCCGCAAGATTGAAGGCTGAGGGGGTGTCTGCGGGGGTCCCTGATCTGTTTATACCAAGCCTAAAAATGTTCATCGAGATGAAAATTGCAGGCGGCAAAGTTTCTGATTCGCAATGCGAATGGCTTGATTATTTAGTGGGGGCAGGCTATACCTGCTGCGTTTGTTACAGTAAAGAGGAAGCCGAGGCCGTATTTACAAACATTTTGCTTTATAAGCTAGAAAGATCTAGGTATTAACCCTTAAATTTTTTGGGCAAAAATTTTGAGTTGCTCGTCAGAGCAACTCAAAGAAAAAAGCATTTTGTTTTTGAATTGTTTTTTTAAAATATCGCACACAGCCCACCCGGCGGATACGATTTCTTTTTCTGTGAACCCACTCATTTGAGTTTGGTAAATTAATCGCGTGCGTCTTTGAATCTTATTGATTTGCTCTATACAATCAGAGACCGCCAAAGTTGGAATCATTTATTTTCCTTCATTAATTTTAAAATGCAGGCTCGAATCAATTTTGAGCCCATTTTTTTTTAGAAAAAAATCCAAGTACTGTTTGCTTACGCCAAGTATTTCGGCAAGTTCGGTTCTACTGCCTGCAAGATTGATTTTTTCCTCGATCTGTTCAACTGTTATTTTGTGCGCCATTTTAATCACCTCCTATTTTTTACATTATAACGCATTGCTTTTATTTTGTAAACGATATAAATAAGGCTTTACGATATAAAATTTATTTGGTACAATCTTGCAAAGATTAAGAAATTAGGAGGAAAAATGAAAATAATAAACAGGAAACTTTTAATTGGCGTAGATTTTGATCATCTTGAGAGCCACGCAAATGAGCTTGTGACGGGGCTTGTTGCAGCTGGGAGTATTAGGCCCGCTGAACTAATGATACACGGCTCCAAACCATTAATTGACGCCGTTTGTGAGCAAATGAACAAACGCAGCCCGCATTCCTATTTTGTTGCAAAAAAATATTCTGGCTGGGTTTTGTCGGTTTCGTAAAAAAATAAGAGGTGTTTATTTTGAAAAAGTTTATTTCAGTATCGAGAATTTCAGAGTCTAAAATTATGCTGGCGCGTTTTGACGCTGCAACTGCACGGGTCATCGATGATGTCAGGGCATACAGCCCGACTACCCCCGTAGAAGGCGGCATGTTTGAAATTGACGATTTATCCACAAAGGCTGGCGGTGTACACGAACTAATGCCGCGGCTTGTAGAGAGTCCGCACGCGTTTGAGGCCAGAGAATTTGGACTAGTGCGGCAATATGTGAGACATGGCGTTTATAGCAACTTAGTTCGCGGTGGTGCTATAACATGCGACACTTTACGGGTTAGCGAAGCCCCGCATTGGCACCCAGAGCAACGCCAGTTCTTCGATAGTTGCATATCAGAATGGAGTCTAGGGGAATTAAAGTGCTAAAAAAATACAGAAAATAAACCAAGAAAGAAAAGCTGGCGTCAATATTGAAGATCTTATTTTTGAAAGTGAGGAAGACAAATGATTAGGAAATTAAAAGAGATTCTTAGGGAGCTTTATCATTTTGATTTCGGGCAAAAAATTCCATGGAGAAGAAACTCCATGAGGGGGGACTGTTCGGGGTTATGGGGGGACTGTACGGAGTTGGAGGGGGATTGTACGGGTTTGAGGGGGGACTGTTCGGATTTGTACGGCGACTGTTCGGATTTGAGTGGTGACTGTACGGGTTTGAGGGGGAAATGTACCGGGTTATTGGGGGATTTTGATTTGTGTGAAATAACTGACGAAGAAAGAAAAAAAGGCGTGCATATTTACGATTTAATTCAGGAAGGATAAAAAATATGATTATTTTTGTTTTTTTAACGTGTGTTTTTTCTTTGTTTTTGGCGGCGTCATTGTTTAAAAAACAAACGCCGCACATTTTAATGATGAAAAGTACCCATGAAAATATACTTGCAGCGGCAATAGTCCGCTGTACATTTTCAAGGTAACACTTTTACAAATTGGATAGATCCTTTTTAAATTCGCGGTAAGCCTTTTCAATCATACCCCTCACCGCGTCGTCTGATATAAAGAAATCAACGGCGGGTGGGGTCAATGTCAAAAAAGTATCAATTGATTTTTGTAGTTTTTCATCGTTTTTGATGTCCGGGAAATTAGTCGCCACATACCTGACTGCATATTTAGCCGCTTGCGCAAGATTCTCGTCGTCAATTTTTGAAATACTTGAACCCATCTTTGCCGATACTGCGTGCGTTAGATTTTCAATATGGGTCTGTACTTCTTTCTCTACAAAGGATCTTATAACGCTTCCAAGCGCCCAATTGAGTAGACTACCACCAGCGGCTCCAAGTGCGGACATGATGAATTTCATTTTATTGACCCCAGTTCTTTTATTAATTTTCCAACGTTAGATATTGCGCGGTCTATGATAATTGTTTGCGAAACGTTTGCACATTGCACGTTTTTTAGCTCTCTTTCAAGGCCTAACACTTTTTCGTCAAGTTTTTTTATCATACAAAAAAGCTCTTCAAATTTATCAAGACCTAGTCTGTCCTCCATGTTTTTCCTTTATTTCGGACAATGAAGAAACGATCGTTTCTAATTGGTATTTGATGTTTGTTAGAATTAGCTGCAATTTTTCTTCTGTGACGTATTCTTTTTTCATTGAATCGACTTGGGCGCTTAATTTTTCAAATTCTGATTTAGACGGGAAAAGGCGATAGAGCAACATCACAGACGAAACCCCGCCAGCAAACGCGCTGCCTACTAAATTTAATATGTCCATTATCGGCAACGCTGGCGGCATAATTCAGCATAGCCCGCAATATCTGCCCAGTGGTCCGCAAAATGTTGGTCACCGCTTAGTATCCGGGCGCATTTTTGGAATATCATTGACAAACCCAACATAGCGGGTGGGCTTATGTCTGGCCTGTCTTTTATTGACGTCATAAGAAATTTATAAACTTCTGAAACGTCGTCAAAATTACCATGCGTCTTTTCTCTCTCGTCAAGAATTTCTTGAATCATAAACTTTCAGCCTTTTTGGTAAGTATTTTTTTAGCAACTCAAAACATAACATATCTTTATCGGTTATGCCAACGCACCCAAGCGTTCCAGGCACGCCGCCGTCTTTGTGGATGGCCAGGTTGTATCTGCTTGTTTCAAATAGCGGTTCTAGGCCCACTATCCAGGTCCCTAGCCCCTCGGGTGAGTTAGATGGGAGAGCCCTTGCCGCGTGGCATTTGTACTCGCCAAAAGGTAAAGGACCGCTACCCCACCCGCCAGAGTTTGCGGCGAACTGGTGAATGCATGTTTCTCCGTCCATGAATAAAAGTAACCCGGTAGCGATGTTCGCTTTTTTTCCTTTTTTTATTTGTTTAACGTGAAATTCTAGGGTTGTCATGATGGCCATCCCATTATTGAAACAGTGATTTGTGAAACTTGGATATTTGCGGCTACAGAATAATATTCAATGAAAATGTATTCTCCCGCGGTCACCTTTAATATTGCCGCGCCCGACTGATTTGACGCAAATAAGTCATTGCCTGAGCATATATTAAGATCCCTCGTTGCGGCGCCGGCCTCACTGTATTGCCTAATGTCAAGACTCGCTTCTAAACTACTGACGCTCATGCGGCACGATATTGCGATACTGTAGACCCCGGGCTCGGTAAATGTTATTTTCCCAGAATTCAAAACAAAACCAGCGGTATTTGTAACTTGCACAAGGTTTGTGATATTACCGCTATTCATGGCGCTTCCGCTGTCTGCCAAAAAATAGAATTGCTGGCTTCTTACTTTCCCAGAAAAAAACCCATCTTTAAACGCGTTACTTGAACTCCCAAGATCAATTGTTGCGTTAACTGCTGCGCCTGAACTATTAACGGGTAACAATGTGCTGCCATAATTCACATTCCGCCAGTTTTGCATGGCTTTTGTAGCGTCAAATGGGTCGCCGTTTACTATATTATTGAACGCCATATTTTAAACCCTTTCGCATTTTATAGTTGTTTTCCAATTGTCTACGTCTAATGATACGGACGTGACAAGAAATTGGGTCTCTACGTCAATAATAAGGCCCGCTTGTGCTGCTGATCCAACAATCTCACCCCACACCCCGAATCCCCATCTATCACAATCCTCAGGGTAAACGCCAGGAATTGATATATTTATTAAATCCATTACGTTGATGTTATTTAACATTGTTTTACATGAAAACGTCAAGCTTTCGCGCGGGTATTCCCAGTACGCCAAAAGCGCGTTTAGCAGGGGCTGCCTGTCCGCATTGGATAAATCCAAAACGTCAACTTCTGATGTTTTGTTTAAATACTTTTCCTTCAAACTATCATTTGAGCTTTGAGCAAACAGGCTTGAGGTGTCATCGTTCCATCTCAAAACTACCCGTTTTGCCCCTTCGTCGTCGTAGCTATCAATACTGTAGATATCCGGTGCGGCTGTACCGGACCCGTAAAAAGTGCGTTTAGAAGCGCCCACGGGGGCCCTTGGTATAAATTTAAACGATTGCCCGTTTGCCTCGCTACCTATTATCTCGCCAACTAAAACGGGCACGGAATTACTTAAAAACGCTAAACGCTGGATCACCTGCCAGTAGTCGCCCTCAAGGGTTGTTTTATCCGCTATCTCGCCATCTAAAGCGGGCGTATTCGTATCCAAATATATAAAACTTGAAACTTTTGAAAGCCCAAATATATCCGATATTATAACCGACACATCCGCAGTGGTTGCGGTGTATGCCCGGTCAGAAATTGGGTAATTTTTCAAAACATACAAATAGCTCATAGCTTTTATGATTGCGGCTCTGTCCTCGGAAACAGAAACAGACTCTATGAGGCCCTCAAAAACCGTGCATACCCCCTGTTCTTCGCCGCCTGTATCAATATAGCCTGCCTCAATTTTGATCCTTGTGAATTTTCGCGTTAGATAAACATCGTCTGGAAAAAATAACGACGTACTAGATTTTTCGTTATTCCACAAGCCTTTGTCGTTTCTTATCTTTATCGTGACGCCTGAAATATCGAACGTTGATTGTTCGGTAGATGGGTCCGCGTCAATCTCATGGGTTACCGTCCCCCATTCAATAACTTGATCTTCTCCGTCCACAGTGTCCACCCGCTGCCAGTCTGTTTCATAAAGACCAGTTACTAGTTTGCGTTTTATCCACAACCGGCGGACAGGCCGGTGGATATTGCTATCAATCTGGGCCTCTGCGCTCATGTTTCTTGGAGTTCCATCGCTAAAGATTGGTTAACCTCTAGCACGTTAGCTTTTAAATTTGGAGAAAAATCATTGACGTAATTTACTTGATAGATATCTTTTAGGCGTAACCCAATATCAACACCTTCATACAATCCGCCGCTTGGGTATATAAAGAAGACGTCGCCAAGCTCTTTCAAGCTCAAAAAAAGATCAATGTCTGAATATGACGCGTCTGAAAAAGTAAGTTTTATTTTTGACTTTTTACCAAAAAAAACATAGACATTCCCGCCGTTTGCTGTTTCGTGTATGACTGAGCGTTCTTTTTGTGTAATGACGAAAGATGACGGAACGCGTGAAGGGGTTCCGATTAAGTCAAAAGCCGTTATTTCCCCAACGTATTTCTGGGCATTTACAACCATGGTTGTAGAAAAAGTGAACTGTAAACGAGAAGTTGACACTTGCGTGAAACTAAAGAAGCTTGTCTCTGCTGTGTTGCCACTTAATGTGATTGGCGGGGAAAAATTGACGTAAGTGGAACCGTTCCAGTATTTGACGTCGCCGCTTTTTATATTGTGGTTATCCATTAAAATGGCGCTAATGGTTTTCGCAACGTCCCCCGTGAACGTAATTTGCCAAACCTCGTTTGTGGCGTCATTTGAACCTATAGAGGCAAGTTTAGGACTTCTTTTCCGGTCAAATAGCGCGGATGTTGAAATAGCGGGGGCAGAAGTCAGCACAAAAGTACTTCCGCTATTAATTCTGTTTTTTGTAAAAAATGAAAAAGTTGGCGCTGGCATTTTTATTTCCTTGGCGTTAGCTCGCCGGTCCTTAGCATCTCTGTCTGTTTCTTATAGACACCTTTTGCTAGCGTCGTCATTCCGTCGGCGTCCAATATTATCACGCGCGAAGAATTACCGCCACCGCCCAAAACCTCTTGGCTCCTAGGGTCATCTAGTGGAATAACGGCCTCAGCTCTGCCACCCTCTCCAATTGTAGCCTGAACGCCGCCAGATTGCGGCATTACTATTCCGCCCTCTGCTAGTTTAATAGACCCGATTGCAGCCCTTGAACCCGCCGCTATCAACGACGCGCCGGCTAAATGCGCATACCCCATCGGGTTTGTAAACATTGACGAAACAAGTAAGCCCATACCTGTTTGGAATAATTTGGCAGCCTCAATATCAAGCGCCGCGTAGGCCTGCTGTTTGAAAAAGTCCAACATGCCGCCATTGATAGCCTCTTGTAGTGATAATTGGCCCTCGCCGAATTTTGCAAACGATTCCAAAAACATTGAGTTTTGTAATTTTTTCTTTGCGTCAAGGTTTCTCATTCTTTCTAGTTCCAGATCATACAATCCCTGAGAGATTGCATTTTTCGATTCAGAAGAAAGATTTTCCCTTGATAATTCTTCTTCTGCGCGTAATATTTTGTCTTCAATTGAAAGATTATCAAGCTCATTTTGCCTGGCAAAATCAGCTTGCGCCAGGGCTATAGTATCAGCCGCTAGCCTCGCGTTTATCTCGCGGTACTTGTCAGCCTGAGACTGTGCAAAGGCTGTCTCTTGCTCGCCTACAACGTGCTGCATTAGTAACTGCGCGGCAATTGCTTTCCTGCGTATTTCAAGCTCGTCATCTTTTTGTTGTAGTAGAATTTCTTTTGCTTTATCTGATTCTTCCTTTGCCAATTCGGCTGCTTTATCACTGGCCTCTTTTTCGATTCTCAATTTGTCGTTTTTGGCATTTTCCTCTGCCATTTTCTTGTCTGCTAGCTCTTTCGCGCGGGAAGCGGCGGCGTCCGCTTTTTCTTTTTCAGCGGCGGCTTTTCTTTCTTTTTCGGCCTTTACCATTGCGGCCTCTATTTCAGCAACAGACTTTTTTGTATCGGCAATAAACCCCTCAAGGCCTGTTGTGCCAATTGAAAGTTTTAGAGTCCCTGGTATTTTATTAAGCACATCCAGCAAAGAATTAATGTAGTTAATTATTGAAAGGATATTTTGACCAATTGATATGCTTGTCTCATAAAAAGCAAGCTGGATAGCAGGCATGTTTTTGTAGACAGCCACGCCCAATAGCCCGACGGCGGCAACAACAAGCCCTATACCCGTACTTGAGGCCAACGCTATCAAGGCAAGTTTTGCGCCACCAATTGCTATTGCTAAAAGCCCAAACGCGGTAACTAACCCCATAACCCCGGCGGCCACTGCAACGGATACAGATATGAATGTTTTTGTTTCCGGTGAAAGTTTTCTTATCAACCCCAAAAATGAATTGAGTGCACCAATTAAAAAATTCAACGGGGCAAGCAATGGCGCCCCAAATGATATTGCCAAAATTCCTAATTGGTCACGTAGATTTGACAATGCCCCGCCAGTCGTTTTGGACTGCGCGGCCATCATACCGTGGAATTTCTCCCCCTCTGACGTCATTAATTGAAAAGCTTTTTTGACATCTTCTGCGGATATTTTTGATTCTTCGCCTAGTTTTCTAACCTGTGATTGCGTAACTCCTAGAACCTGCGACAAATACCGCTCTATTGGTACCGCCGCATCTCGAAGTTGCTTCAAATCCCCGCCCATAGCACGGCCCGCTGCCTGAATATCTGAGTATCCGCGAACAATCTGAGGCAGTTTCTCGGTCCCTAGTGCCGATGCAACGTCCCCCAGCATTCTCATGGCAGGTATTACCTCATCAGACGCAACCCCAACCGCAATCAATTTCTTTGCGTAGTCTATTAAATCTGTTTGTTCAAATGGCGTGCTTGCTGCTGTTTGTTGAATTTCTGAAATCAATTCTTGAGCCCTGAGACTGCTCCCCAGCATTGACGTAAAAGCCATCTCTTGTTGTTCGTATTTTATCGCCGCCCCAATAACAGATTCGCCTATTTTCTTTAGACCGTAAACAATCCCAGCGGATACAGCAACGAATTCCACCATCGATGCCGATAGTTTTAATTGTTTTTTTTCAAGAGAATCAACACTAGAGCCGGCTTTTGCGGCTTTTTCGTCTATCCCACCTAAAGCGGCACTAACCTGTTTGGCCTTAGGTGAAACTTTATCTATAAGCGCATAAATAATCTCGACAATATTACTGGCCACTATTTAAGATCCTCTCCATGATATCAGTCTGGTACGTCAAAAATTTTCCATTTTTTCTATGACATGACATTATAAAAAAAAGGGTTTGCAAGTCTCTTTTGTGCGCGTTTCTAACCACGCGACAAAAAAATTCTTCGCGAACAAGTTTACCGTAAACATATAGAAGGATTCTCATTTTTTTGACATGGCTTTCTTTGCTTGGCGGTTTTCTTCCTTGATCCCGATGCTAGCTATATACATGTTAAACATCCAGGCGTCCATTTCCGTGTAGTCGCCTTCGGGCAATAGTATTTCGATAGGCGGCCTGCAAAAGCGCTTCGCCAGAACGAATATTGCTATGGCGTTAGAGTCATCTATGCGGCACTCTGTTGAAAACCGTTTAAAGCTCAATTTAACGGCCTCTCCGAACAAATGCAGCATTTTTTGAAAGTTTTTGGCTGTCCCAGGCCTTGCCATAAAGGATTCTACGTTAAACTTTTTTCCATTTTCGAAAATAACGCATTTTGACAGCATAAATCGTAAAACTTTTAACTGTGAATCTGTCTCAGATTTTGGGGTATCAACTATCCCTGCCTTCTCCATAGCTTGCTCAAACATTGTCTTTTCTGCTTGAACCCCGCGAAAAAAATTTAAAGGCAAGCCGTCATCTTCGTCCAAAAAATCGGCGGGGCTTAGTTTACGTAAAACATAAACATCCCCGCCAAAAAATTTAAATAGAGACCCAATCCTTACGCGTTTAAGCGTATGTCGCAACGGCGTCACGTACCCGAACTTCCGCCATTACTAAATCGGCCCCGCTGCCTGTAGTCACGCCACCATACCCGCAATCAAACTCCACGTCCATGCTTAATGTGTCATTTGCGCCGCTGATCTCTGTATCAGCTTTTAATAGTGCCCTTGGGATCTCGACAGCTAGAAGATATGGCGTTGTTCCCGCCGCGTATTCTGTGCTCGTGATTGTCAAGAGTAAATCGTATGTGGTTTGTGCTCGCGCTGCGTTCAAGAATTGCTTGTCTGCGTCAATATTCGCCGTCAATGTTACCGATGGGATTGTATTTATTAGCGGGCGTGATTGTTGTGCTGATCCCATTTTGAATCTGTCGGCGTCAAGGCCAAGGTTTATGGTCAACTCAAAAGAATTAATAAGCTGGGTAAACTCAGCGGCGTCTGCTGGATCGATAGTAAGCGTTGCCATGGCGAAGTTTAAAGGGGTCGCCGTTGGGTATGAAAATGATGTAATTCTAGCGACGCCTTGAGAATCAACGCCCTCGCATGTTCCCGTTAACGTCAACAATATTTTGCCCTGATTGTCCCCGGACATTTTTAACTCATGGATCTGAGCGCCTGCGTATGTGTCGGCAAGATCTGAGCCAAGCGCTTGCTGAACAGTGAACGAGTAACCCACGGTGGACCCGGTTATTGGGGCCAACCACGTGTGTACATAAGTGCCATCTGTAACCGTGCCATTGGTTGAAGTGCCCAGTAGAAATTGGAAAATCTGGCCAAGCAGGGTAGGGTGTGCGTCGATTGGAATTTCAAAAGACGAAACCTCACGGCCAAGGTTAGGAAGCTGTTTTAAACGTGAAGAAATCAAATTATCATTTTCGATAAACTCGCGCATAGATTTGACTAGGGCTTCGGGTTTAACTGGCCAAAGCGTCATGCTAGTTGTGTCAGCTGTTCCGTATGTCGTTTCTTTTTTTACGCGCAAAAATCCGTCTTGCCCAATGCCTGATCTAGCCATCTTTTAGCTCCTTTTTTTTTGGTAATTTTTGGAATAAATCCCCAAGCTCAATAAGTTCTGCGCTTGTGATTTCAATAATATCATTTTTCTTTACGCGTGAGGTTAAAGAAGCACACATAACTATGCACTCCCATTCCCCAATGTAAACAACTTTTATTTTTTCCATTTTATTTCCTCTTGTAAGTTATTCCCCAAACAATACATCATGCACGATTTAACGTCAACTTTTTGCAATAGCTTCCAGTGAAGCCATCCTAATGTACGTAGATGTTTCTTTGTTTATTTTTTTAATGAAAAACTTACCTTTTGTCGCTTTTGATTTTTTAGCAAAAATATAATCTTTTCCATAAACAAAACCGGCGGGGATAGGTGCTCCAGCCCGCTTGCTTCGCCCTTTGTTTGATAAAGGAATATACAATCTCTTTGCGACTACTGGATATACAGTGCGACGTCCTTTGTCTAAAATTTCAATAAATGAGTGCTTTTTATCCGTTGTAGTCGTTTTGTTTGCCAACAAATAATCAGAGAGGCCACGCTTCACAGGCAACATCCAACCACTTGCCGTTTGTCCCGTCATTTTTGGTGTCTCTGTTATAAATTTCCTTGTGGCGTCTCTAGCCGCCCTGGCGTATATCGCGTCCAAAACCAAACGTATATTTTCTATCTTTTTCAGTTTTCTTTTCAGGCCTTCTAACCCTGTTACCGTGTAACTAGCCACCTGGTTACCTACCGCCGTTTATGAAGATTTTAGACTCAATGTTTAACGTTATGTTAATTTCAATCATTTCAGGTAACTCATTAATTGAGTAGCTTATATCCCGCCTGTTGTTTGCCGTTTGGTTCAATGTTATATCCAAAACTCCCGCCGTGCTGTAGTCAATGGCGTTTAGTATGTGCTCAAGAACGACAAGCGCGCCTTTAGGACTCTCCCCTATTGTCACTGAGCTACCTGCAGACGCAACGGCCGCTTCGTCAATAAATACAAGAACGGTTTGAAGTTTAACGGCGCCGAAAGTGTCTTTTATTGTCAAGGTTCTATGTCGTATAAAATTCAATTTATCAAAAATGCCGCTATCAATATCTGGATCTGTTATTGAACCCAAAACGACGTCATAAGTGAACCCAGGAAGGGCGTTTGTGGGGTATTGCAAAACATTATCTGTGCATGTGTTTACGTTCAATGTTCTTTTGCGTATACCGTTCATAACGGTCAATAGTGGGTCGGTTATGTCTACAAGGGAACCAATAGACAACGCGCCACTAGACCACCCATTTGCAGCCTCTGTGCCTGCGTCGTAGACAATAACCGCGCCCCCGTTAACGCCTGAGGATGTTGTGAGTGTCCGGGTGCGTAGGTTATTAAACCAAGCAAGTATGTTATTGTTTACGTTGGGATTCACTTGAGCCCCTAGCGTCCATATGTCCCCATCACCTGCAACGCGCCGGAACAAGGCGTTATTTGTTAGCGTTAACTTTTGATGTAAAAGTGTTATAGATACAAGCATTTGGTCAACACTTGCCGCGTTTTTAAAGTTTCCCAACTCTGTACCGCTTTCCAATGATATATTTATGATTGGAAAATCGGTAAGTTTTCTTGCTTCCTCGACGTTCCCAACGCGTATCCGTTTGACATCCTGCAACCAATCATTAGTAGCGGAATCAAGGCGGTAAACTAGCCGGTCATAAATCTCTTGGATGACGTTAGTTTTATTTCCCATCTTTAAATGCTTGTTACTGTTTCCCAAGCGGTCGTGTATAGGCTTAACTTATTGAGGGTTGAGTCATATACCATCATGCCCGCTGTAGGCGATGCAATAGCGTTTTTCTGAGTTGTGGTCATTCGTGGAGGCATGAAAGCTTTTGTCGTTGAGGCAACGTCTAGGATTGCGTTTGCGTTTGGAGCGGCTGTGCCAATCCCAACATTACCCGAAACGTCTATGCGCATGCGCTCCGCTGAGCTATTTTTAAAAATAGTAGATGCTGTTGACGCGTCGATTGTCAAATTAGCAGCAGATGAGACAACACCTATGTTGTTCGTGTACATAAAGTTGGAAGTCGTAACTACGTCTATATCGCCTGAAACAGACAATTTAGAGGCGGGCGAAGTTGTGCCAATTCCTACATTGCCAGTATCTGTAATTGTGAAATCAGCAGTCCCCGATGTAACCACACCTGCATCGCCTAGTGCTGGGTCGGTAAGGGCATCGGTTGAACGTATGATTGAAAATTTGTTTGTGTCTAGCGCGTTAGTGATAAGAAACCTACGTGCGCTAGATGTGAAGTTTTGGTTCGCATTTAATATAAACCCGCCATAACTCCCGTAGCTGATTCCTGCAGACGATAACCCTGTTCCGCGCAAATAAACCCAAGCGTTGGCTACACCAGAAGTTAAGTTTGAGCCAAAAGCGGCATTTCCGTTTACGTCTAGTGCGTATCCTGGCGCAGTAGTGCCAATACCCACATTTCCTGTACTATCGATACGCATACGCTCACTAAGTGCTGACCCGCCGCTTGTGCCCGTTGGCGCTGTGAAAAATGCTAGCAACCCACCCCAGCTATCCGCGTCTAATGCAGCAATACCGGCCAAATTGTATTCTCCTACGTTAGGAACTGCGCCACCAGAAGCTATGCCGTTTGTGAATCTAATGAGCGGGCCGTCGCCTAATGTGTTCCAATAACCCTGAACCCTTATCGCCTCAACCAATGGCCCTGCCTGAACTGCAACATGGGTTTTGACTTGGGGCGTTGTCGTCCCAATCCCTACATTACCAGAACTTTTGATACTGAGTCGGGTTGTTGCGTTTGTATCTAAATTGATGTCTGCAGCCCCGGTTGTTATTAATGAGAAAGCGCCAGTTCCTGCATGCTGGATAAACGACTCCCCATTCGCGCCTGAATTCCGAATGATCCGTAAATCGTAATCACTCCCAGATTGAGAGTGGAAATCTAAATATGAATTTCCGTCACCTGAACGTGCTCCCCCAAGCTCGATATATATGTCGCCTGTAGATATGCCATACCCTGTCCTGATTGCGTCCCCTAAGTGCAAATCTCCATCCACTTGTAACTTCGCGGTTGGACTCGCCGTCCCAATCCCCACATTCCCGGCGCTAGTGTCAACGACGAATTGGTTTGTATTTACGACGAGGTCTCCAGTTGTCCCAAGCGCGACGTTTAGATTCTGCCCGCTAAGCGGCGTTAGGTTTAGAGCCCCCGAGGTAGTGCTGATTGTGTTGAGGTCTGCGTTTATATTGTCCACCGCCAACGCCGTAAGTGTTCCTACCCCTGTTATTCCTGAATATGCGCCTGATATCTGCGCGCTACCAACGGTCCCCGTTAGGTTCGCCCCGGTGATGTCGCTGATCATCGAAACAGTGCCATCTTTGTCGGGCATTGTCCACGTCCTGGCTACTGTTGCCGCCGTTGTGAAGAAATTTGTGATCGTATTCGCTGCGTTTCTTAAATTCAGCTTTAACAACGTAAGCCCAGCATAACCGCCGCTAGCGTCTTTGTTTGATGATGTTTCACGTAAAGCATCGTTACCGTTAATTTTTTGGAAAGCCTGTAAAATAGTATCAGTGGCGGCGACCGTTCCCGCTCCAGAAGTGTAACCTGTAAGAACTTTTGATATCACGGGCGCATTTGTTAACGTTGTAGCGTTACCTACGCTTGTAACGTCTCCCGTTAAGTTTGCATTTGTCGTTACAGTTGCCGCCAATGTTGCATTAGCGACTGCGCTTGTTATCTGCCCGCCAGAAATAGATTTATTAGTGAAAGTCTGGGCAGTTGAAAGGTCCGCGGTCACTGCAGTGTCAATAGATAGCGTGTTGCCAGATTCAGACAACCCGTTCCCGGCGATGACTTGACCAGCGCCCGAAAATGCGGTAAATGAAATAGGGGTCGTCCCGAGAACTATGGGATCTGCAGTGATTAAAACAAATCCCGTCCCCGCGTTGGCGGTTCCCTGTGAAACAAACACATACATGCCAGATGTTACATCGGCAGATACATCAGCGTCTAACGATCGAGATGCAGCGCCAGAGGCGACAACAACATAAATGCCATTTTCAGCGGGTGCAGATTGATTTTTCAACAAAACCCGGTCGCCAGTTGAGACCGTTACACCGTCGATTACCGACGCGTTTATAAGCTCCGTTGCGATTGAAATGTTAGCAGTTGAGGCAACCCTTACAGAATCTTTTATGTCCAACCCCTGTTTCACTGCGTCAACATAGCCTTTTGTTGAGGAATCCGTGGGATTAACGGGGGTGGGGACCGTGACCGTGCCCGTAAACGTTGGCGAAGCCAGCGGCGCTTTCAGGTCAAGCGCCGCTTGCGCGGCGGTACTGACAGGTTTGGCCGCGTCGGCGGTATTATCGACGTTGCCGAGGCCCACCATTGCCTTTGTCACGCCAGTGACAGTGCCCGTAAACGCTGGCGAAGCCAGCGGCGCTTTCAGGTCAAGCGCCGCTTGCGCGGCGGTGCTGACAGGTTTGGCCGCGTCAGCGGTATTAT